CGCCGTGTCCAGGTGCTCAACGCGCATCGGTACGGCGAAGCGTGAAATCCGAGATGCGGATGCTGGGCCGGCGCGGTGGCGCGGCGACCAAGGCGAAGGCCGAGCCCGGGTACTACGAGACGATCGGCGCCGCTGGCGGCCGCGCGTCGAAGGGCAAGCCGAAGACGAAGCGCACGCCGCCGGCCGGCATGCGCGGCGTCGGCACCGACCATATCGTTGTTCACCCCGACATCCTCGCGATCGTCGATGAGCTGGAGCGCGAGCCGTGACGCTGCAAGACCTGCGCGAGCTCTCCGCCCGAGCCGAGGTGCCCCCGCCCGTCGGCGGCGCCTGGAGCGATTGGCAGCTCGGCTACGCCAACGGCGCGATGTGGGGACGACGGCTGGACCTCTTCGGCGGTAGCTCGTGGGCGATCTGCGAGCTCCAGATCGACGATCTGGAGCGCCTGCCGAACGACGAGTCGCGCGTGGCGACCATCAGGAACGTCCTGGAAGGGTGCGTCGCCAAGACCATGCAGTTCATCGTGGAGCACGACATATGTCGCCCGCCGTCCCCGTAGCCGTCGGCATCGCCGTCGGCGGCGCTGCGCTGGTCATCTTCGCCGTGCTGTTCATCGGCGGGGTGTGGGTGCTCGCGCACGGTGCGCGCGTTTGGGCTGAGGCCGTCGGCGCGCTGCACCAAGCCCGCTACCAGGGCGTGCAGGCGAACGTCGCGGCCGCCGCCGACGACGCCGCGCAGGCACTCGACGAGGAGCGCGACGAGCGCGCCCGCTCGCGCGCACCGTTCGTCCCGCCGACCGACGACGAGCTCGCGGCGCTGCTCCTGGAGGAGCGCGTGCTCGGCCGGCGCGGTAAGGACGCCGAGTACACGACCTTGGGCAACGAGGGGATCGAGGAGACGACGCCCATCCCCGAGGGCGGGATGTATCGCGAGAGCAGTGTTGGCCGCTAGACCGGGCCGCAGGGCCGAGATCGAGGAGCTGCGCGTCGCCAACGCCGCCTTGCGCGAGCGTCTAGAGATGGAGCTCAACCCGGATCCCGACGCGACGTTCCTCACGCTCGCGCAGGACGTGCGCGACGCGCTCGCCGTGCGCGCGCTCTTCGTCCACACGGGCGATATGTACGCCGCGCTGCGCCAGCTCGGGTTCGACACCAAGGACCGCTCCATCATCGACCTGCGCAACATGGCGAAGCTGGTCTTCGATACCGAGGGCGTGCGGGCGAAGATGACGGCAAACCTCGAGGACTTCGAGGGTCAGCGCCTCGCCATGATCGCGCGCCAGGTGCAGATAGCCTTGCACGGGACGGACGAGAACGCGACGCGCGCGTTCGGTACGCTCGCGCGGACGCTGGGCTGGCAGAAGACCCCCGACTCCACGTTCAACGTCGACAAGCGCACGGTGAACGTGTGGCAAATGTTCGGCGAGCAAGACCGCGCGCGCGCCGGGCAGGCCGCGATCGAGGGTGGCGGCGGGACGAACGGGCTGGACCTGCTCGGCTACGAGCCTGGCGCTCCGACGCCGATCGACGTTGCTGAAGACCTCCCGGAGAACGTGGTTGCTGATGACGACTAAGTGCGTCGTCACGGCGTACGCGAAGGACGAGGCTGAGGCGGGCAAGCGGCGCGTCATGAAGTACCTTCGCCTGCGGTGCAAGATCACGTTCTGCACCGACTGCGACGCCTACCACGTGCTCTTCTCGGATGACTACGCGCTGCTGGACGACCTGCATCGCACCGTGCTGGAGCGGATCGCCGCGGGCTTCCGCGACGTCGAGATCGCGGCTGAGCTGAGCGTGACGCCCAAGCAAGTCGAGCACGCCGTCAACCGGCTGTCGCGCCGGCTCAACGCCATGAACCGAGCGAACCTCTGCGTCATCGCAGTGGCGCTCGGGATTATCAACCCCTCCGCGTTCATCGCGGACGTCAAAGCCGAGGAGTGACCGTGGAAGTCCGGACCTACAACGACAAGCAGATCGCCGAGCGTTCGCGCAGCGTCTACATGAGGGCGCTCGAGCTGGCCGACGCCGAGCTCAGCAAGGAGGCGATCAACTCCGAGAAGCTGCACGCGATCGCAGCGACGGCCGATGCGGCGTCGGCCGGATTCGCACCGGAAGAAGACGATGGCGACGAAAGCTCCTTCTAAACCACGCGGCAAGACCGCCGGACTCACTGCGTGGGAGCGCGCGTCCCTTGCCGAGGACAGGTACGCCGAGGTGCTGCGCGCCGCAACCGACGTTGTCGCCACTGAGCCGGACGACGTCGTTCAGGCCGCGCGCCAGGCCGCAGCGAAGCTACTTCAGCGCGAGTTTGAGATGGCCGTCATGCCGGCGCTGAAGTGAACGACAACCTGCGAACGTAGCCGTTGACGAGCGCGAGCTCGGACGGCGGCTAGAGCGGTTTCGATCCGACGCCCGGTTTCGGATCGAGAACCAGTTTCGGATCAAGGTCAAGCGCGGGATCGTGCCGCTGCGTTTCAACGAGGCGCAGCTCAAGCTCTACCGCCTGCACCAGTGGTTCGGTGCCAAGCATCTGCCCGTGCGCGTCGTCATCTGCAAGGCGAGGCGCGCGGGCATTTCAACGGGCGTCGAGGCGATCATCTACGACGACACCACGCAGCACGCGAACACGTGGTCGCTGATCGTCGCCAACGAGAAGAACCCCAGCGAAAACGTCCTGGATATGTGCCGGCGCTTCTGGGCGCACACGCCCGAGTGGCTCGTGCCGCCCGACGTCGCGGCCTCGATTGGGCGCGAGCCCATTCGGCTGCGGCCGCAGCTCCCTGCGGTCTACCGCAACAACCCGCCCAAGGACCGCATCGAGTTCGACTCGCCGCTCGACTCGCGGATCTACGTCGCGACGGCACGCTCGATCGACGCGTACCTGGGCTACGGCTTCCAGAACATCCACGCGACCGAGGTCAGCCGGTACAAGGACGGCCACGAGCTCTTTCGCTCGCTCTACCCGACGCTCTCGACCGACCCGCACTCGGCGCTCTACATGGAGTCGACGCCGAACGGTCAGACGGGCCCGGGTGCGTTCTTCCATCAGCAGTGCATGGATGCCGCGTCGCGCTCGTCGCGCGCCGGCGAGTACGGCGTCACGCGGTTGCTCTTCCTGCCCTGGCACGAGATGACGCTCTCGTTCGCCATCCCGATCGCGCCGGAGAAGCGGCACGCGTTCGAGCTGTCGCTCACGCAGCAAGAGAAGGACTTGCTGCGCCTGTATCCGGCGATCACGCTCGAGCAGTTCAACTGGCGCCGCATGATGCTCGCGGGGCCAACGTTCAACCGCGACGAGGACCTTTTCGATCAGGAGTACCCGACTGATCTGGAGACGGCGTTCTTGACCTCGGGTACCGTCGTCTTCGGCCGCAAGCACATCAAGCGGCTCGCTGCGAAGAAGCGTCACCCGCTCGCCGAGGGCGATATCTACTGGGGCGAGTCGGATGCGAAGAACGAGAACGCCGCGCCGCACGACGTCGTCCGCCGGCCGCAGTTCCTCACCCCGGGCGAAGCACGTTCGCGCGGGTTCAAGTCGCACGTCAACTCCGGGTCGCTCAAGAGCCTGAAGGTCTACCGCTGGCCCGTCAACGGCGAGCGGGTCTTCCTCGCCTGCGACGTCGGCCGGGGCAATCCCGACACCGAGGACGGCGACTTCTCGGTCATCCAGGTCGGCGTGCTCAAGCCGTGGGACCGCGACGAGTTGATCATGACCTGGCGCGGCCACCTCAACCCCGTGCTGTTCGCCGAGGTCGCAAGCGCCCTCTCGTGGCTGATGGCGATTCGCGTCGGCGACGAAGTCGAGATGCCGATGCTCGCGCCGGAGTGGACGGGCCCCGGCGTCACGATGTGCACCTACATCGATCAGAAGAATCTCTATCCGAATCTGTACCGCTATCGGCAGCCGGGCACGCACGGCTTCCCGCGCACCAAGGGCATCGGCTGGGAGTCGAACGCGAAGACCAAGCCGCTGATGGTCGACTGGACGCGGCGCATGATCGAGCGCGATATGATCGACGTCCCCGACGCGACCACGATCTTGGAGATGAGCACGTACCGCGAGCAGCGCGGCTTTGGCGATCCGGGTGATTACGGCGGCGCGGCGGGCCGACACGACGACACGGTGAGCGCTCTTGAGATCCTGTGCGTTCTGCTGCGCATCTACGCCGGGCGATCGCAAGAGCAAGCCGACGCGATCGAGGTGCCCGAGTTCGGCGGTGACGATGCGGGCGACGTCCCGTTCGATCCGTTCGAGGAGGACGGTCTGGGCTGGATTCGCGACGCGGACGAGGGCGGCGCCGAGGAAGCCTTGGGGTGGATGCGATGACGGTCGTGCCCTTGGGGATTCCCCCACATTCGCGATCTTACGGACCGCCAGAGTAGGCTCGTGCCCGGTCTGTACGACGTCAACTGCCCGACCTGCGGGGTCAACGAGGTCATCGCGTTGCTCGCCGACGTCCGCAAGAGCGGCGGCGTCCTGCGGTGCGGCGTCTGCGGCACGCCATCACCTCAGCACTTTGGGCCGCGGCACGGGCAGCACATCCGGATCGACGCCGGCGGCGAGGACTCCAACGACCCGGCGCGCGTCGCCGACGGTACTTCGAAGTTCAACGTCGGGCTGAAGGGGATCGACACCGTCGTCGGCGAGCGGGCCGACGGGAAGCCACGGCTCGCGTACCGGCCGCGCACCAACGCCGAGCTCGGCTCGAATCGCGGCGTGCGCGAGGAAGCCGCCCGCCAAGGGCTGACGCCCGCCGAGGGCGGCCGGTATCGATCGGTGGGCCGGTAGCTCGTGGCGATCACGCTCGAGCGCGACTCGAAGCCGAACCTCGTTCGTCACGACGTCTACGCGATGCAGCGCGCGCAAGAGCGCGAGGACGCTGAAGGCGACGACGACGTCGCTGACGACTTCCCGGAGCTGACCGAAGAGGAGCAGGGCAAGCTCAAGATTCTGCGCTACTGCTCGGCGCTCTACGACGACGCGCGCAAAGCGCGCGAGCCGTACGAGACGTTCGACGTCGCCTGGGATCTGTTCATCGGAAACGTCTGGCCGTCGCGCTGGCCGACCTGGCGGGCGAAGATCACGATCAACAAGATTCGCGCCTTCATCACCTTCATGCAAGCGGTGATGACGGACAACAAGCCGCGCATCTCCGTCGATCCGCTCGTCCCTGGGACAGAAGACGCCGCCGACCTGCTGCGCAAGCTAGTCGATCGCGATTGGGACGAGAACGATATGCAGGCGAAGATCAGCATCTTCGTCCTGTACGGCCTGGTGTGGGGCACCGGGTTCATGAAGATCGCGTTCGATCCGAAGGCGGATGGCGGCCGCGGGCGTCACATCGCGACGCCGATCGTGCCGTATCGAATCTTCTCGAACCGCACAGCGACCTGCGTCGACGACGCCGAGTTCATCCTCCACGTCGAAGAGCAGACGATGGGGTGGGTGCGGCGCAACTACCCCGAGCGCGCCGCCGTGGTTCATAAGGTCAAGGGGATGCGGACGCTCGACTCGAGCGAGACGGACCGCGACTTCATCCGCGAGGGCGACTCGAACGAAGCGTCGCGGATCATCAGCGCGGCGAACGTCAACGGCAACATCGTCGGTCCGCAATACTCGCCGCTGGGCACGGACTACGATCTGGCCGACGGTGACTCGGTCGAGATCATGGAGTGCTGGCTGCGCGACGAGACGCTCGAAGCGTACCAGAAGCAGAAGGTCGTCAACGGCGTGCCGCAGACGACCGAAGCCGTCGACCCGACGACGGGCCTGTACGAGATGGAGGTCTTCGGCCACCAGCTCCAGGTGAGCCCGATCGACGGCTCGCTGTTCCTCATGCCGCTGCGCCGGCCCAAGCGCGTGCCGGTCATGGAGCCGGCGTGGCGGGAGAAGTACCCCAACGGCCGGCTCGTCGTCATCGCCGGCGCGCGCGTGCTGCTGCGCGACATCCCCAACCCATTCCAGACCGACGGCTTCCCGTTTGCGATGTGGAAGGACTACGACGTCGGCGCGTTTTGGGGACAAGGCGAACCGCTCGCGCTCAAAGATTCGCAAATCGCTTCGAACCGTATCCTCTCGCAGGTGTACGACATCCTGGAGAAGACGGGCAACCCGTCGTGGAAGCTCAAGAAGGGCGGCGGCGTCAACGCGTCGTCGATTAAGAACAAACCCGGCGCGATCATCCCGATGGAAGAGATGGACTCGCTCCAGCCGTTGCAGATGCCGCCGATGCCGCAGCAGTTCGTCGAGCTGTACGGCTTGCTCAACACGGCGATGAGCGAGGTGTCGGGGATCACAGAGGCCGTACGCGGCGGGTCGCCAGGCGCGAACACGTCGTGGGCGATGGTCGACCAACTGCAGGAGAGCGGCGCGGCGCCGATCCGGCTCAAGGTGCGTAACCTCGAGACGGGGATCGGGCGCATCGGCAAGCTGCGCGTGCAGTTGATCCAGCAGTACGATCGCGGCGATCGGCCGCTGCGCGAGCGAGTCGAGCGGCCGCCGCAGGTCTTCGGCGGAGCGGACGGCGACGAGCCGGTGGTCGTGCCGTCGGCTGGCATCGCTGAGGTGAAGTTCCGCGAGTACACCAACCCCGATCTGCAAGGGCCGGTCGAGTTCGGCGTTGTGCCGATCAGCTCGCTCTCGACCTCGCCGGCTGGGTTGTGGAATCGTTGGATGGACCTCTACAAGCTGCACCTGGTCGACCGGCGGTGGTGGCATCAGAAGTTCCGTCTGGACGGTTGGAAGACCGAGCTGCCGCGCATGGAGCGTCAAGACGCGATGGCGGCGCAGCAGAAGGCCGTCTCGAAGAAAAAGCCGGGGCCGGCACCGTCCAAGCCCGCGCGTAGCGCGAAGAAACCGCAGCCTCCCATCTCCAACATCCCAACGCGCGCAGCGCTCAGCTCGACGAGGTAGATCAACGTGGCGTATCTAGGACTTCTCGATCAGGTCGCCGGCGGTGCTCCCGCCGCTGGTGGGGCGCCGGCTCCGCCGGGCGCGCAGCTCGGCGCGCCGCCGAAGATGCCGGGCCTGCCGCCCGCGCCGACCGGTGTCGGGCCGATGCAGACCGGGTCGACGTCGACGACGGCGAAAGAGAAAGCGTCGGCTGCCGTCGCGGCGCTGCGCGAGCTCAAGGGCGACATCCCCGCGATGGGCCCGCAGATCGACGCGTGGATCCAGGCGATCGTCGCTGGCGGTAAGCCGGCCGGTGTTGCGCCGCCGGCACCGAGTGCGAACGAAGGCGTCGACCTCGCCGGCGGACTGTCGGCGACACCAGCTCCGGCGTCGCCGCCGCCGGGCGCGGACGAATCGTAGCGCGCACGTTGCGCGCGTGGTAGGATCGCGGCATGGCGCTCCCGAGTAAGACGCCCTGGGCGAAGCGGTCGACGAGGTTGTTTCACGGCGGTGCCGCAGCAGTACAGGTATCACGCATCGTCCAAGCCATCCGCGTCGAAAAGGACATCGGCAAGCACGACCCTGAGCGCTTCATCAGGGACACGACGAAGCTGACGGCGTGCGTGACGTGCGGCAAAGAGCGGGGCCGCAGCGCGATGGCGCCGGTCCAGGAGGGCCATCGGACCGTCGGGTTTCGGTGCAAGAGTTGCCCGTCGCCCAAAAAGCTGGCGCGTCAGATGGCTTCACCGAAGAAGGCCACGGTCCGCAGGAAGCCGCACGCCAAGCCGCTGCGGCAGCGGATCGACGACTTCTACAACGCTGAGCCGTAGGTTGACGCGCGCCGCGCCGCTGTGATAGGGTGCTCGCGCAGTAATCGGCACCGAACGCTGGGGCGCATCAGCTTCACCGAGTGACGAGAGGGACGCCTCAACGACTCCGCCCGTGACAGGGCGCCGCTTCGGCGGGTAGGTGGTAACCGGCGAAAGATCGGCCCGACCTGCGCGATCGGCGAAATGCGGCGGCGACGTGCGCCCGCCGATCAGGAAACGCCTCGTGGAAACGCGGGGCGTTTTCGTTTGCTCCGCCGGTGTGGGGATTCCCCCACGGGCGATTTGGTCGTCGCTCCTACTGTGAGGTCGCTGGGGCCCTCGGGCTCTGGACTACACAGGAAGGAGGATCGAAACGCACGTGAAGCATCGCAAAAGGCGCAAGCTGGCCCACGAGGTCGGCTCGAAAAAGGGCAATCGCGGCCTGCGACGTGGGCTCCGTCATCCCGGCCGCAAGGCATCTCGGAAGACGGAGCGCGCCGGGCATCGCAAGGTCAGCCGCAAGGCGACCCGGCGAGCGCGCCGCTAGCAGCAGCCAGAGCGCGGGGGCGGATTCGATCCGCTTCCGCGTCTCGCTGCTACGTGCAAAAGGCTCATGCCTGAAAAAGATTTGAAACCGCTCGGTCTGAACGGCGCGCCGCAACCGGCTGCGCCCGCGAGCGCTCCTTCCACCGCAGCGGCCGCAACAGCGGACGCTCCTTCGACTGCGACTCGTACTCCCGAAGATCTCGCTTTGGGCGGCGGCGACGACGTCGCTGCCTGGATCGCCGAGCATCCGGAGACGGACGAGTCGACCGCTGCGAGTACGACCGACGCGGCTCCCTCGGGATCGACCGTCACGCCGGCGAGCGCGAGTGCCGCGCCAGGCACCGCGTCGACGGCCGCTCCGGCTGCCGCCGACGCGGCGACACCGGACGCAACCGCCGCGGCCGCCGCTGCGGCAACGCCGGCGCCAAAGACGTTCGAGCCGACCGAGAAGTTCGCGCTCGCTGAGGGCGTCGAGTGGACGCGCGAGCAGGTCGTCGCCGGCCTGCAACAGCGCATCGCGTTCCAGAACGAGACGAAGGCGTACCGCGACGCGATCGGCCTTGCGCCGGACGTCGCCGCGCGATTGCTCACGCCGATCCTCCAGCGGCTCAAGAGCGAGCCGCAGACGGCCGCGTTCGTCGACGCGTACTTGGCCGATCCGGCGCGTGCCGAGTACCTCGGCAAGTGCCTCAAGTTCTACGACGACGAGAACGGCGCCGCCGCACCGACGCCGCCGGCTCAGCCGACGCAGCCTCCCGCCGCGCAGCTCGATCCGCAGACGCGACAGACGATCACCGAGTTGCAAGCGTGGAAGCGCGATCGCGACGCGACCGATGCGCGCGACCGGTTCAACCGCGAGCTCACCGACGCACAGACGACCTATCCGGTCCTCGCGACGAATCGGATGCTGCTTCAGCAGGTCGCTCTGTTCGCGAGCAATCTCGCCAAGAGCGACCCGAAGCTCGGCCTGCCCGACGCCGTCGCGCGAATGAAGGACATCCTCGAGGCCGTCCAGGCCCAAGCGAACGCTGCCGCTGCGAGCGGCGCCAGCACCGCGGCTCCGACTGCCGCGCCCGTTCCCGCGCTCCTGACGAGCCCGGGAGCTTCACCCACCAGCATG